TGCTATGTAATCTAACCTGTAAGATTCTTGTGCTTTATATGTAAATTTCTTATAAAGATCAAGATAATCTAAGACACTTAGACCAATAATACTATAGTATATATGATTTCTACCCATTATCTCTACCTCTTTTTCAAACACTTTGTTCCATGGAGATAGAGATTTCTGATGCTTTGTAGACAACACTCTTTCTATTCTTCTACAGATATATGGTATATCAAACAGTTTTACATTCCATCCTGTAATAATATCTGGAGTGTTCTTTGACCACCATGCTAAGAAATCTTTAAACATGTCTTCCTCTTTCCAGAAGACCCTATACTCTGTATCCTTAGCATTAAATTCCCTTGTACCCCATGTAATAACTTTCTTAGTAGTAAAATCTTTTACAGATAGACACAAAATTTCCTCTGAGGTCTCGGCAACATTTGGGAAACCGTTCTCAGAGGTTGTCTCTATATCAATAGTGTATATTTTTAATTGTGATGAATCATATTCCATCTGTTCCTGTGGGAACTTGGAACTTATGAACTGATATAAGAATCTATCATTACCATATATTTTAAAGTTATCAACATACTTATACTCATCTATAAACTCTCTAGCATCTTTCACAGTAGAAAACTTTATGTCTTTAACATAATGTCCTTCTAAAGTTTTATGCTGTGTCTTCTCATTACATCTAGCATACAAAACAGGAGAGAAACTCTCCTTATATTGTACACGTTCTCCATTTTCATAACCAATATAATGTATTTTATCTCCAGAGAGATATACGTTACTATAAAAGTTCAGATGTCTCTGGGACTTCTTCATCATCATTTTGTGGTGGGACTGTCAATTTGTACTTTTCCAGAAGTTCTGGATCAGGGTCTACTATTGTAGCAATAAAATCAGAATAAAGCAATACATTTCTTTGACCGCTATATTTTGGGAATGCTTTAAACTCATCATCTATAATTTCCATTGGGTCAGCAAGGAAACATGATGGTTCCATCTCCATCTCTTGTATATAAGAGATGACATAGCATCCATTCTTAAGTAGTAGGAGTTTTACTGTTTCCATTTTCCTCCTCAACTGTGTGTTTTGCAGTGTAATCTTGTTTAATCCTTTCAACAGGTTCGTATATTGTTACTACCCAATCAGATGGTATAACAAACTCCTGTTGTTGAGACATTGGTGCCCAATGTGTATATGAAACTTGGAACTTTGTCTTAGGTGAGGGTTTCTCTCCTTCAACTAATAGTTCTGCCTCTTCAACTTCTTTAGTTTGAAGTTGCATCACATAAGGGTTCTTGAGATGATAGGCAATGATACCTTTATTCTCTTTATCCACAATTTCTTGTGCATCACTGATGACATCTTCACCAGATTTCATCAAAATAACTTTAACTGTCATAGCGATAAATTTCGGTCTTCTATAGTTCTAATGTAATTGGATAATTTGTCGAGGTATCCACGGTTTCTTAACTCTTTGAACACTAGGTTTTCCAGAGCAAACTCTCCACCTCTTTGAATTGCAGATCCTCTCATAGTTCTAATCTTCTCTTTGAGTTTGTTTAGAACAGTGATGTCATCTGCTTGAGTATCTATTAGATCATCAATCCTCTCCATCATATCACGAACTTTCTGTTTTAGCAAGGGGTCGGAAAAGTCCACGTACTGTTTACGTGGTTCTTGTATCCACCACCCATTAAGAACTGAGTAAGTGCCTTGATTTTTGGGAACTGGATCATCAATATCTTGTGCATACAGTTCTACTGGTTGACCATAGAGGTTTACATCATGTGTTAATGCCCACAATCTTTTCTTATCTCTAAGGAAATCATCCAAGAAATCTGTTTGACAAGCAGCTATCTCATCCTTATCTACCACCAAATGCAGGTCTAGATCAGAATATTCTGTATAATTGTAGTTGGCATTACCACCCACTAGAATTATATCTTGTATTGCATTTGAGGGGATCTTGGCAAACTCTGCCCAGATGTATCCTATTTCGAGTAGTTTATCTCGAACTTCAGGTCTCAAGTTAAGTCCGTCCCAGAACTTTACATTAAGATCCTCATGATACATTAGGGTTAACCTAAGATCTTGAAAGGACTTCACGGAAGTAAATTACTTTTTAGTTATTTATCTCGTCCGTAATGGCAAGGTTAGGTTCAGTGACTTCATCAGCACCAAATACTGCCTTACCTTCTTCAGATGGTTTCATAGTTTGACCATATGCTTCCAGTACAGCAAGAATAGGTTCAACAATTGATACCACCCAATCAGGATTTACAGCAATCTCTTCATCTATGGTAAGAGGTTGCCACCTTTCAAGTAGAATTCTACCATTATACAATTGATTTCTTGCATCAACGTCAGGTACTAATTCTTTTTCAATGCTTACCGTATAGGCATGAGTGAAGATAAATGCTTGTCTTACTTTAGATTCTTTATCTTGAACCTCTTGGACATCAGCAATGATATCTTCACCTGATTTTAATTTAACAACTTTAATAGTCATAATATAATGTTACAGACACTCTATTTAGATGTAATCTTTTCGTTGATGATGCTCAGGTATTACCTTACCTAATTCAATCGTAAGTAATCCATCTTCTAAAGATACTGATCTAATTTCAGTATCATCAGCAAGTATGAATGATCTATTAAAATCTCTTTGTGCTAGTCCTTGATGGAAGTATTGATCAGAATCTTCTTTCTTGTCTGCTTTTGATCCTTCAACAAATAATTTTCCATGCTCTGTATATACTTTTACTTCATCCTTTTTAAATCCTGCCAAAGCAACTTCTAATCTAGATTCATGATTATTTAATTGAATTAGATTATATGGAGGGTAGTTACTTTGAGTAGGGAAATCAAAAAATGATTCCAAATAATTGTCTAGTCCTATACTGTTCTTATTAATCTTCTCCATTAATGATGGAAGATCTGCAGAATGGTATCTCTGAATGTTACCCATTGTTTTTCTCCTTAGAAAGCGAGTGTTAAGTTTTGTGACCCCCGAAGGCAATCACCATTATTTATTAGTATGTAAAGTATCATCCCGTACACTATGGGTAGTACTATCCGTATTTATACCTTTTTAACGATTAAATGGTATAAATAAATCATAGAAACATTTGTTAACATGATCAAAAAAGCATTGTTCATTGGTATGTTTTTGATGATATCTCCTGCATCTGCAGAGATAGTTCACACTATGAGTTCAAGTGTACAATTGACAGTTGATGCAGCCGCAAGTCAGGCCAGTCGTATTGGATCAAGTTATACCGTTAGTGGAAATAATTTGAAAGTAAGCGATGGTGGAGCTTTTGGTGGACTAGGAACCTTATCTTCAGGTACAGCAGTAGGTTATACACCGTCAGCACTAGAAGTAAATACTGTAGGCTCAGCATTCAGTATGTCAGAAACCTTTGTCAGAAACCTTTATTGAAGGGGACGATGTAACTGCATCTTCTACAGTATCAGGAGGAGTCGTTGCTGCATTACCATTACTTGGTAGTACAACTACAACCTCTGGAGGAGTAGCAGGTACACTAGCTGGTACTATCACATCCGCTGGTGTGACTACGATTACAGGTGGTGGAGCTGGTACATCAGCCACTGGCCAATTCGTGTCCGAACTCACAATAAAATAGAGTAACATGACTAATGAAAAAGATATTTGTCCTAGCTGTGGGTGCAACCTTCCTTGCAAGTGTGGGGAAGGTAAACCCAGTCATAGCAGTGCCTGTGGTGCCTAATTTTACCCAGGGCTCAATGACTAGCCATACAGAAACGACTAGTACTGTAACGGAGACCATAAATAGTATGGACTACTCTACAGGATTTACCTATTCTGTATCTGGCCATGGTATAAATGTTCAAGATACAGGTGGTGCACTGACTCCTCCTGATACTACATCTTCTAATAATACCGTTAACGGTGTGAATTCAACATGGACAAACTTAGATTTATCAACGAAACCAGTGTTCGAGATGACGACACCAGGAGCAAGTTTCTCTCTGGTGGAAAGTTATTCTGGAGCTGGGCTTCAGCAGCACACAATAATACAAAGAACAACAACAATAACAAGCGTAACCGATACAACAAGTATATTCCAACAGTAATTGCTGCAGTACTCGGAATGAACTCATTACCTACCATGGCAGAGACCGTTGGTGGGGTGAGTGCCACTGCGTCGCCCATCGCAAACTCCAGTGGCTCAGTGACAAATCAAGCTATTCAGGTGCTTCAGGGACCATACATAACTAATACTTATGGTGGTGGTATACAATGCCAAGGACCTACCATGAACGTTACCCCCTTCCTCACTGGAGGCGTTACATTTAAAAAACCGTTTGAACGATATTTTGACGATCCCGTGTACGACGTTCATGATGCTGACGATGATGGTCAGATCGACAATCCAGGTGAGATATTATATTTTATGCCAACAAGAACAGGACAGACAGATAATTATAATCTATCAGTAGGTGTTTCTGCTACATGGTCTAAACCATTAGATCCAGAACTACAAGAACTATGTAAAAATGCTGCAAATATACAAATGGCAGCAGTTCAACAGAACACTGCCAATAAACGCCTTGACTTTGAAATAGCCAGGTTAAAAAATTGTGGAACTTTGATGAAAGAGGGTATAGTATTTGTTCCAGGAAGCAGGTATGCCAAGGTATGTGAGGATGTTATGCTAGTAAACCCACCAGGTGTAGTAGCAGAGCATACTCATGTCTTATCTCAACAACCTAACGTTTCTTTAAAGGAGGTAGACCTTTCTTCTGACGATAAGCATTCGTCTTCATCAGAGAAAGTGAAGGACGATCATGAGTCGGGGTCTTCCCAACAGTGGTTTGAATTTTGGAAATCACCTTCTTCACAGCAGGTTTCACCACCCTCAAAATCAAGTCAGCTAAAGGTTTTGCAAGTAGGGCAGATGACGCTGCAGTAACACCGATTACTGCTGTCGTGGTTGCTACCTGTCCCGTTGGTAAAAATTGTTCGACTGGTGGTATATCTTCATACAATACCACACAGATTTTTGCTCCACCAGGATTCTGAGGATTAACTCTTAACTCATGTCCTGATACTCTTTCCTTTTGGTTTGTTGCTATATCTCCTACTCTTAATGCATTAGGTCCTGGACACTCTGGATCTCCTTTTACAGGTGGTGTCTCAGGAACTTTTGTTTCTGGTACCTCTGGTGGTCTTACCACTGGTACTTGTTGCTGTTGTGTTATTAATAATTGCTCAGGTTCAAAGTTCATTGCAGTATAACCTGGCATACCTGCATCACAAAATACCTTAACGGTACTTGAATCGTCTTCAATTATCTTATTATTCTTATCGCTAAATTCGTGTGCCTCTACACAACCAGGCATGTCTACTATGGGTGTACCAATCGTTGCAGTAATAGGTTGGTATGGTACGAAAGCATGAGGAGTTGGGAACGTGTATACATTGACATCACGAACCCCAATATTGATTATATCTATCTCACGAATAGGCACTTTAGAAGTTAGGAACTCCTAGACCCACAGGAGGAAGTGCAGGTGACTCTGGTGATCCCATGTCTGGTATCATCTCAGTAACACCACCTAATGCTCCACCACCAAGGGAACCTAGTGCTTTCTCTTTGATGCTTTCTATGATTGCATCCTTACGTACATAAACGTAACCGCCAATACCAACAACGGTAAGAGATACAACAGCAGACGCAACAGCGAGTACATTGATTAGTTTTTGCATGATTTTACTTAGTGTCTGGGACAATTTTTACAGGACCTGATTCAATCCTGATGGTCTGAGCAGGTGCAGTTTCAGATGCTTTAGCAATAAGAAACTCCATATCTTTTTTAGATATGTTAGCACTACCAC